TATTGTTAAAGCTTTGGCTGCTGGAGCAGATTTTGTTATGCTTGGTTCTATGCTGGCTGGAACAGCTGAATCGCCTGGAGAAAAAGTAGCTACTATGGCTGGCTCAAAAAAGAAATATCGCGGAATGGCCAGCAAAGACGCACAAATGGATTGGCGTGGTAAATATAGTTCAGATGAAGGAGTAAGCACGTTAGTCGATTTTAAAGGACCAGTTAGCTTAATATTAAATGATTTGGCTAACGGTATTAAATCTGGTCTGTCTTATTCTGGTTGCCGCACAATTGCCGAGCTTCAATCAAAGGCACATTTTGTGCGACAAACAAACGCTGGTTTGGGCGAAAGCCATACTCATATTTTATCAAGATGAGAAAAAGAAATCCACCACCAGCAGATGCAAAATATATCCAGGTTCCAAGCTTGGAAAGCTTAGATGCTAATTTAAGAATTAAGCTTAGATTTGACGACATAACTAAGTTTTGGTTTTTTAACGAATACATCAAAGCCTATCTTACTGATGATCCAGACTTGGCGCCATTCATTGCGAAAATAAAAGAAAGCAGTATGTTGTCACGCAAATTTCGTTTAAAGAAGCATAAAGAAATTAAAAAGAAAGAGCAAGATATAATTAATCGTTTTGGATTAAACCAAGACGAGATAGAAAATATATTTGATATAATTGAAAGGGAAAAAGGTGATATATGAAATGTGCAGAAGTATGTGATAAGAACAAAAGTCCTTGTGAGCAAAAGGATTGCAGGATGTGGATAAATTATGATGATGATCTAAATTGTGTCGACATCGCAGTTAAGAAAAACGGCCCAATGGGCTTGAAACAAATAGGGGCTAGATTGGGCATATCTTACGTCCGCGTTACTCAAATAGAAAAAGAAGTATTAAGGAAGATAAAAAAAACTAACTTTAGCAAAAATGATACTATTTATAGCATTGAATAAAGTAAAAGATGTTTACATCTTAATATGCTCAGTTAAGGAGAAAACGCATGTCTAAGAAAACTCTATTAAATGAAGCCACTATTCGTCGCTTCATGAAGCTAGCAGAGATCGCCCCGTTGACTAATGGTTTCATTAGTGAAACAGAAGAAGCTTACAAAGATGATGAAGAGGATTTCGGTCCTCCCGCCGACGAGGAGCTTCCGCCTGGCCTCGAAGGTGAAGAAGAAATGGATGTTGAACTGGAAGAGCCAATGGACGTTGAAGAGCCAATGGATGCTGAAGAGCCTGCTGGTGACGGAGAAGTAGAGTTGACTTTATCTCCGGAGCAAGCTGACGCACTTGTAGCGCTCTTACAGCAAGTCGAAACGGCACAAGGTGTAGCGCCTGAGCCAGAAGAGCTTCCAGCGCCTGATATGGGCGATGAGGGAGAAGAGTTGGATGTTGATCTAGAAGAACCAGCTGGTGAAGAAGAGGAAGAGGTCGAAGAACTAGAAGAAATTGACGTAGTCGATGATGACGATCTAGTAAATGAAGTTGCCCGCCGAGTTGCCAAAAGACTATTGACAAAGAAAAATAGTTAATATATACTTTCTATAACATTAACAGCGAGGCTAGACATGCAAGGACTTTTTTGGTTTTTTCTAGGTGGTATGCTTTATTATATCATTGACAGGACCACATCTATCTACAAAAAAGTAAAATTCATTAATGATGTTAAAATACACTCCTATCAGTTGATTGGTTTTGCGTATGAGCAATTAGTATTCGCTATGACTGCGAAATATGTTATGTTAGAAACTAGCGAAGACATTGATCAAGAAAAGATAAAGTTATTTCGAAATGATGACGAGGCTGTTTTTGATAATTGGAAAAAAGAAACAGCGCTGGGTCTCAAAAACTCTCTTCCAGTAACTTACAGAGAAGCTCTTGAACTTGAAAACTGGGATGACATCATGGGCGCATTAGACACCCATTATAAGAAAGCGCTACAAAAAACATATCTTAAAGATTGATAGTTAGTATATCATCTTTAAAGGACTAATTATATTATGGACATAAATAAATTAGTAGAAAATTACTTTGCCCCCAAGAACTTGCTAACTAAAGAAAAACTTTGGAGTTTGTTTGATGAGGCTATAGAAGAAAATAAGAACTCTTCAAATATTTCTTTAACAGAAGATGAAGCACCGAAGTCTAGTAAAAAATCAATTCTAGATTTTCTTCCAAAAATTCAGATTACGGAAGATTGGGGGCAAGTGGGCTCCGATGCGCGAGGAATACTTGAAAAATATATGAATCGCATACAAGGCGACAGTTTGCCTGACAAAATTGCTTGGATTAATAATTTTATGTCTGGCGCCGGAACCAAAAAATTACCCGTCTCTGAAATCTTATCAAGTTTGGTTTTTCTAGAGCTTTTGTCGACCGTGATTGGACAATTTTCCGCTTCCGGCGCAGGCTTTATATTTGAAGCTTTTCTCGCTGGTCTTTTGCGCGGGCAGCAAGAAACTGAAACAGTCGCCGGCGCTCTTCCGATTGAAGATATTAGAATATTTGTTGATCCTGAGACTGGCACAGGGGGCCGCGCACTGAGCCTTAAGCTATTAAGCGCCAAAACTAAAGTTCATGGCAGTATTGTCAACCTTTTAAAATGGCTAGCTTATCAAGATAAAGAAAATCAAGGTATTGAATATGTCATCGCAGTAAAATTTGGTGATAAAGTCTTGGCTTTCTATTCTATTACTATTACAAAAGATAATATTTTAGATTGGATTGGCGATAAATTTGAGCCATGGACGATTAACGAAGACACTGACAGAATATTATTAGACCCTGCAGCTGACTTGGACATCGATGAAAAAGAAAAGGCTGAAAAATTTGAGCAAGAATATAACCGCATTGGTATAGTCGCCGGAAAGAAGAACGGCAAAAGCCCGCGGCTGCGCGCTGAGGCCATAGAACTAGCTCGAAACGCACCTCCAGAACTGGTGGACAAATTTGTGGAGTATGCCGTTGACGCAGGAAAGAAAGAGGATATAGTGCGATTTAAAATGTTTCCAAAATTAAATCCAGAAAATTCGGAAGACAAGACTGTTGATTGGTCGAAAGCGGTTGATGAAAGGCGCAAGTTGCTAGCATGGATCATAAACAACCTCAGCTCGCAGCATGTTTTGGGTCAACCAGATGTAGAAGATCTGGATGTAAAAGGCAAAAGTAGACTTTCACCTGATCAAGTTAAAGAGCTGCAGCTTATGGCCCAAAACGATCCTGATAGGTGGTTTGGGACCATGAAAAAAATGATCAAAAAAGGCGTAACTCAATTTGAAATTAAGCCGCAGTTCTACAGGACAAAAAATCTTCCGGCTATGATGAAACAGAAAAGATACGGCGATATCACTTTAGATAAAAACTATATCCGTGAGGTATCCATTAAATATAATGAACAATTAAAAGATATTGTTCTGCCATTGTATGAAGCTTTAGCTTCTTTTAACAATAATTTAACCAGTTATTATATAGAACATAATATTAGTGCTGCCGATGAAGCAGCTAGCGATGCTGTTAAATTACAAAACATTTCTAGTAATTTAGCTGCGGAAGCTAAAAAATAATACTTGACAAAGTTATAATACTCTCTTATAATATAGAAACAACATAGAGGTGTGAATGAAACAATATAATAATTCTCAAACCCTTCGCCAAAGCTTGGAGGAGGGCATAAGGATTGTTGCTGAGAATGTAGCATCAACTCTTGGCCCAAAAGGGCGCACAGTTATTTTACATCAAAAAGGCAAAAATCCCATTACAACGAAAGACGGTGTAACGGTTGCTAAGTTTATTGATTTAGAAGATCCTTTCCAGAATACTGGCGCACAGATTGTAAAACAAGCTGCGGAGAAAACAAATCAAGAAGCCGGCGACGGCACAACAACTACAACAGTTTTAACATATGCGATGTATCGCGAAGCACAAAAGTATTTGACTGCTGGTGCTCCTCCAATTGAATTAAAGAAAGGAATGGAGCTAGCAATTGAACATCTTGTGAAACAAATCGAAGATACCGCTACTCCTATTAAATCTATTGACGATGTACAAAACATAGCGACAATCGCAGCAAATGGCGATGAAACTATTGGTAAGCTCGTCGCCAAAGCTATTGATCTTGCTGGTAAAGATGGCTCTGTGACCATTGAAGAGGCAAGATCATTAGAGACAAGCTTAGAATTAGTAGAAGGTTTCCGCTTTAATTCTGGATACTTGGCTACTGCTTTTATCAATAACGATCAAAGAGCGTTGGTAAGATACGACAATCCTCTTGTAATGGTTACAGATGAAAAGATTGAGAATGTAGAAGATATGCTTCCTGCTTTAGAAATCGCAGCAAGAGAAAGCAGACCCTTTGTAATCGTAGCAGAGAACATCGAAGGACAAGCATTAGCATCTCTCATCATGAATGCTATGCGCGGAACTATGCGTGTCTGCGGCATCAAAGCGCCAAACTATGGCGAGGAACGCAGGAACACTTTAAAAGATTTAGCCATCTCTGTTGGCGCAACTCTTGTTTCGCGTGAAAGTGGAGTAAGATTAAAAGATGTAAAGCTTACTCACTTTGGAGAGGTAAAAAAACTAGAAGCCACAAAAAATACTACCACTATGGTCGGTGGTGCTGGCGAGATGGAAGTGGTGGAAAGAGAGATCGAGAAACTAAAAGCAATCATGCAAGACACAGAGAGCATACGTGAATGCGAACAAATTCAAGAACGAATTACAAGATTAGCTTCTGGCGTCTCAGTTATCAGAGTGGGAGCGGCCACAGAGATTGAGATGATTGAGAAGCGTCATAGAATTGAAGACGCACTAGAATCAGTGCGCTCAGCGCAACTGGAAGGCATTCTTCCAGGCGGTGGCTCGTTCTTAGCTCAGCACTCTATTAATTTATTTGACAATGTAAAAGAAAAAACATTAAACGATTGGCAAGAACTTGGCGTAAAAATTGTGCAGCAGGCGATAAGAGAGCCATTGCGCCAAATGTGTAGAAATGCTGGGGAATCTGCCGATCTGATTCTTAGTCAGGTTGAACAAGAAGAACCAAATTATGGTTATGATTTTAAGTTAAGTGTAGTGGTAAATGTCTTAGATTCTGGGATCATAGACCCTGCTAGAGTGACGCGGTGTGCTCTTCAGAACGCTGTTTCAGTAGCGGGAACTCTTATTACTTCTAACTATGCGATTGTTGAGCATTAATACTATTTAATATTATGTAGGCCGATGGGGGAAGCAACTCAATGAGTGATAGCGTAGAAAACGCGGTAGCATGGACAGAGATACAGGGGAAATTTGATCGAATGATTCAATCAATAGATATAGTAAAAGACAAACAAGAAGAAATGGCAGACGACATCGGCAAAATCAAAGAAGCCGTGTATAACCCCGATTCCGGTCTTTATGCTAGACTCCGCGAGTTAGAGAGTTGGAAAGGCACTTCGTCTCGGCTAATTTGGATAATCATTACAACATTGGTTTCCCTAACTGCCGCTACAGTATATAAACTTTTATAAAATACTTGACTTTCATAAAAAAATAAATTAGTATACCAATAAGAGAGGAAAAATATGAGAGTTAATATATCCTATTCAGTAGAACTAGAAGAGGTATTGGAAAACCTGTATCTTTTGTTCATGCGAGAAGAAGCGCATATGCGTAATAAGATTAAAAACGCCGAAACCATTCTTAAATCAGACTATGATGATGAGAACATTAGCTCTGTTGCTAATGCCATCAACGAGTATCGTGAAGCCATGGCTTCTTTTGATACAAAACTTGCTGAAATCAGTAATATTTTAAGTGGCTATTACGCGATTAAATACAATCCCGAGCCAGGCATCGTTGCGCCACAAACGGACGAAAACGAGCCCAAGAATGACTGAATATGATGTAGGTGATTTAGTCTGGATTCCAGATGGAACTGAAATCTGGAAGAAGTGTATAGGCTGGATGGAACCGGATTTACCAATTAAGGGTCCAATCTATGGTTTAGTGTTGAATTCACTGAACGTTAGTGAATACCTCAACGGCCCTTGGTTAAATGTGCAAACAGATCTTGGATCCCGCGTGGTTCATAAAAAACATGTGAGAAAAATAGAAAAAAAGGAGAAAGTCTATGGTTAAGTTAGTGGAAGTAGTCCAAACATTTAAAGGCCAATACAGTCTTAGAGAAATATTCGTTAATCCTACGCACGTTGTATACTTGCGGGAAGATTCATTAATGAAACAGCATTTAACAGAGGGTAAACTTCCTGAAGACTTAGACACGCGCCAGAGCTTTACTAGATTACAAGTGAGGAATGGAACTAGCGGATCCGAGTTTATCGTAGTTGGGGCTCCGAGCATTATTGAAACAAAACTAAAGGGAAGCAATAAGGAGCTGTTACGTGGCTGATCAACATTATACTTTATGGATTAAGTCTCCTTGCCCTTTTTGTATTAAAGCAAAAAACGAATTAGACAGAAGAAAACTGGACTACACAGTATATGTTATGGATGGTAAACCAGACCAGCTGGACGCAACGAAAAAGGCATTTAATCATCCAACAGTGCCAATTATTGTAATACAAGAACTTGATGAAGAAGTGTTGATTGGCGGGTATACTGATTTATTAACACGGTTTGAAAAACAAAGAGAGGAACAAAGTGATTGAATGTGAACTACAACCTATAATCTCAAGATATCATAATTCTGAGGACAAGAAGCCACGATACGGCGTCTATCTCCAATCAATGTATTGGGGCGTCAAAGGCTATGGAAAAACGACGTGGGTTGTGGCTGCAAGAATCGAACTGGACTATGACAAGGCCAGAGAAGAGTGTGAGACTGATGATGAGATAGTGTCGCGATGTATCAAATATTTAAACACTCCACCGAAAAGCAGATACGGAAAGCGGAGAAAACGCAAGCCGTTGTATGTTTTCGACCCGCAGCCATACAATTATAAAGTGGTCGAAAAGAGCGGTAAACAATTGATTTCTGCGAAATTAGTTGTAAGAGAACGAAAGAATAAGCATTTTTGGAGCCAAGGGCCTTCTATCTAATGTGCCCTTTTCGATTAAAAATACTATTTATTGAGAGTACAATATTATATCGAGAGCGGAGGTATGTCAATGAAAGACTTAATGGAAAACTGGCAAAGATTTTTAGTTGAATCTTCTTTAAGTAGATTATATAAGCACATGGTAGAGCACGATAGTGCTATTCTTTCTGCTTTTAGAAATGAATTTACAAGAGAAGAAAATTATGCTAGGAATAGAGAATTAAAGGCAACACTGTTGGATTGGGGATTTGGTGTGACAAAAGTGGTTGGCTCATATATTGAAAACTTTCAAACACCAAAAGCTATGGAGGTAAGCGAACAAAGTTTCTTTGTTTCCAATCGCGAGGACGATCCACGGTTTACAGAAGTTATTGGTGAGCTGGGGGAAGAGTATAATCAAGACTCTGTATTAATAATTCCATTAGGCGCCGTAGACGCATATTTGTTAGGCACAAGCTCCAAAGGTGAATATCCGATGTACGGAGCACAAGAAAGTGTTGGCTCTTTGAAAATGGGCGAAGAAGCAGAATTTATGTCTAAAGTTAGCGATCGACCAGTAACTTTTTCTGAAAGTTTGGAAACATACGAAGGCCTTTCTAGAAATTCTAAATGGGCAGTTAAGAAAATTGTAGAACGGATCAAAAGAGAAAAAGCCGCCAAGAACCCTCCAAAGTCATAATATTAATATGAAGAATAGATTGATTACAGCTGCTTTGCATATTCCAGCAGCAATTGTGTTTGTTCTTTTGAAGTTAACTTATAGCAATTGTCCTTGACACCTAAAAAAGAATAAATTAAGATACAAATATGAAAATCGGTGATTTAGTGAGAGCGACAGGACCGTCTGACCAAGAGGCGCTAGCAGATATGTATACGAAGTTGCTCGGAGTTGGGCTCTTGATTGAAGTGATAGCTAGTCATCGTGATTGGGACGGAGATAGTGTTTGCAAAGTCTATTGGTCTGGAGTGGAAGAAATACACTTACGACGAGCTATTTGGGTGGAGGAGATCATCAGTGAAAGTCAGTGAAAAAATCTGGTTTTTGTATGTTCTTCGATGTGATGACGACACGCTTTATACCGGAATAACAACAAATATAACGCGCCGTATTAACGAACACAATACAAATCAGCGAGGAGCTAAATACACGAGGACCCGGAGACCAGTTAAATTAATCTTTTGGCTAGACTTTGAAAACCGCTCCAAGGCACAAAAAGCCGAGTATAAGTTTAAAAAACTAACACGAGAGCAAAAAGAGAAGACAATAAATGAAAGTCGGTGACTTGGTAAGGCTGAAATACGCAAAATATACGGAGAGGGTTGCAATTGTAACTAAATACAATAGTTGGAGTAGAGACTGTAAGATTATGTTTGTAGATACAGGTCGGATATGGCAAGCATCCGAATCGGCATTGGTAATAATGAGCCAATGAGCTTGACTTCCATAAAAAAATATAATATTATGTAGTTAGTAAATAAAGGATTGTGAGCAGGGTAGCTTTAAATATAATATATTGATTAAAATTGATCTTCAATGGTTCTGATGAAGAAGGCTCAGCCAAATCGAAACGAACCTAGCCTGTTCTCTAGGTAAAAAACAAAAAGAGAAGCTACCCTGCATTTTTTATATGAACGAAGATAGTGATTGGGGCCAATTTAATATCGGAGATTTAGTGTTAATTGGCCCAAAAGATGGTCTTGCTAGCGATGGCTTTATCTTTAAAGTCAATCCACTATACCAATCTGGCAGTCTCATAGCGATTATCGTCGGCAAAAGAGAGGCCAACCCCAAAAGTCATTGTGATTTCTTTTATAAGGTTCATTTTTGTGATGAAGATTGCCCAGACGATAGGTGGGTATTTGCTGATGAAATCACGCTGATACAATAATTCTCTTGACTATTCAAATAATATATAATACAATAGAGTTAGACAAATCAAAGGAGCTATACAAATGAATACCGGTGACGTTTTGATGAAGAAATGGTGTTTTGGAACTGGTCGCGCGAAGGCTCGTGAAGAAGCAGTTCAGGGCGCCAATGGTGAACTGAAGACTTACATGACCTATCCAAAATACCGCACTATCGTCTTTAAAGTCGACTCGGTTTCAAAGAGCGAAGAGACTTTGACGGTGAAAGGCAAGCAGTATGCCTCCTTGAAAGCGCCTGGAAAGGCTACGACGCTCAAACTCATTGAAAGGAATGGATGTTTTTATCCGATTGGACAGAAGCGACCGTTCCTGAAGGTGCAAAACCCTGATATCCCAATCACTTCTGGACTTCCTCCAGTTGGAAGCCTGATTTCGGTCAACAAGAAACACGCCATCGTTACAGAGGTCGGCCGAAATTCTTTGAAAGTATACGTCAACAACGCTTTCAGAACCATCACTTGTAAGCCTGGAACTATTAAGTGGTTCAGCGACAAAGTCCTTTTGAGCGCGATGAAAAAAGCTTGACAATCAAAAAACAATAAAGTAGGATATTTCTAGAACGGTCGAGGAAAACAAAGTGGCAGAAACAAAAACAATTTATCTTGCGATGTATGACCACAAACACGGCATGGACGTCACCGCGCATACCACAGAAGAGGGCGCAAAAAACTGGTGTATCCGTGTCATGCGCGAAGACTTGGAAGAGAGGGGATCGAACAGTCTCCATATGACGGATGACGAGCTATGGAAGTCTTGGTCAATCATCAGTGGAGAAACAGAATTCTTTAGTATTGAGCCTACCCAACTATTAAGCTTGACAATCAAAAAACAATAAAGTAGGATATAGGTATGAAGGTTGGAGACCTAGTTCAGTTTGATTACGTCAACCGTCATTGTGGCGGCATTAATAAGAAGATGGGCATCTTTTTAGGTGAACGCCCTTTAAAGCGCAATGATGGAGTTGTGATTGAAGACTTCGAAGTTCTATTGTTTGGCGAAGACATACCGCGATTGTGCGATAGAGGCCTGAAACGCTGGCTAAAGGTGGTGGAAGAATGAAAGTATATAAAATTTTTAATGCTAAGCATGATATGAGCACTGATGGACGTCCGGGTCCCATATACGAAGTTCGCTCGGTTAGTTCGCGAGAAGTGGCTGAGGAGATTGCGAACAAAGATTGGGGCTCGTGGGGACAGAAAGGGCACGTGGAAGAACAGACAATCGTTGTTTTTGAGACTGCTGAAGAAGCGGAAGAGGCTCGCCAAAGAGAAATAGATGAGGCAATCAGTGAAAGTCGGTGATTTAGTTCAGTTAAGGGCACATTATAAAGATCGCGATCGTTGGGCCATAATCTCGGAAGATTGGGGCTATAGCAGCTTTTGTAAAGTTGTCTTTGTTGATACGAACGAGACAACTGAAATTGTCAAAGCAGCTTTGATTGTATACAGCGGCGAGGATGAAGAATGAGCGCACCGCGTTTTGGAGTGATGTTCTGGATACGAGGCTTGGAACACAAAGAAAAATGGAAAGTTTATCGGTTTATG